ATTAACTAAAGATAAATCTAATAATGAACTTAACATTAATCAAGCAGTTGTCTTTACCGGATCTACCCACCACCTTATGAAATTATTGAAAAATAGTTCAGAAAATCCAACTTGACTTTATTCAGGAATTAATATATTGTGGCGAGTATAATTGAATATAAAGGTAATGAAAATCTAAAAAGATGTGGTGTTGAACTTGAATATAATGAAGAACAAATCTTGGAACTCAAAAGATGTTCTGAAGATGTTGTTTATTTTATAGATAATTATTGTTATATTGTAACCCTAGATCACGGAATACAACCATTTAAGTTGTGGGATTTTCAAAAGGATTTATTGAAGGATATCCACAATAATAGAATGGTATTATTGATGCTTGGAAGACAACAGGGAAAAACAATTTTATCTTCAGCATATATCTTATGGTATGTTTTATTTCAATCTAATAAAACAGTAGCAGTTGTTGCAAATAAAGACGAAAATGCAATGGAGACTTTATCTCGTCTCCAATTGATGTATGAAAATTTACCTATATGGATGCAACAAGGAATTAAAGTATGGAATAAAGGTGATATTGAATTAGAAAATGGATCAAAAGTAAAAACTTCTGCTACTTCTGCTTCTGGTTTAAGATCGCGCACAATTTCTCTATTATATATAGATGAGGCGGCAATTATCCCCAATAATATTGCGGATTCTTTTTTCGCAGCAACATATCCAGTAATTTCTTCTGGTAAAACATCTAAAATCCTAATGACTTCTACTCCATTAGGATATAATCATTTTTGGAAATTTTGGAATGATGCTAAGAATAAATTAAACGACTTTGTTCCATTACACGTTCCTTATTGGAAAGTTCCAGGAAGAGATGAAGCGTGGGCTAAAGAACAATTAAGACTTCTTGGTGAAGTTAAATATAACCAGGAAGTTACTTGTTTGGGTGGTGCTGCTATGATAAAATTAAAAGACACTAAAACAGGTAAAATTTTTGAAACCACTTTAGAAGAAGCGTATTCTTTATTATCATGAATATAGACAAGAGTAAATTACAACCCACTCCATACACCTATTTGATTGGTTGGTCGGAACACGATTTATATTACTATGGTGTTAGATATGCAAACAATTGTCATCCGTCTGATTTATGGGTGACATATTTTACTAGTTCAAAATATGTTGCTAGTTATATTGAAAAATATGATGAGCCTGATGTAATCCAAATAAGAAAAACTTTTCCTACTAAAATTAAAGCCAAACTTTGGGAAGATAAAGTTTTAAGAAGACTTGATGTAGCATCAAACCCAAAGTTTATCAATAAAGCGAACAATATTTTTAATCGTGTTGTTATGGATGATGATGTTCGTGGTAAAATTTCGGAAGCTAGATTAAAACAAGGCAAAAGGTTTAAATATTATAATAATGGAATAGAAGCAGTAAGAGTATATGAAGGCGAACAAGCGCCAGAAGGTTACAAAAAAGGAATTATCCTTACTGAAAAACAAAAGAATCATATTCAATATTTTGCCCATAATTATAGTAGGCTTACTGAAGAAGAAAAACAAATTAAAAACCGGACACATTCTTTAAAGACTCGTGGGGTTAAAAAACCGCCGCAACATGGAGCGAATGTATCTAAAGCATTAAAGGGAGTTCCAAGACCACATATGAGAGGAGAGAATAATCCATCATATACACCGGAAGCTAGAAGGAAAATTTCCGAATCTTGGAAAAATAGAAAAAATATTGTTTGGTTTTATCATCCAGAAACATTGGAACCAATCTGGTTCTATGATGATGAATTGGAAAAAGTGCCAGAAAATTTCAAAAGGGGAAAACCCGCTACTGGTGCTTGGTATAATGATGGCGGAAAAGACATATGGGTAAGATATGATTCTGGTATTGACACCTCTAATTTAATAAGAGGAAGAATAAAAGTTCCATTTATTAATATTACTAATGGGGTTAATAACAAACAAATATCACCAACAGATGAAATCCCTGATGGTTGGCGTAGAGGCAAAGTCCAAGAAAATTTCAAAAAAGGAGAGAGAAAATATTATAATAATGGGGTAACGGATATCACAGTAAAAATTGGTGACGAAATTCCAGAAGGATTTGTTTTAGGCAAAAAGAAACGTGAAAAAAAATAATCGCTATAAAATTCTGACTCCTACTGGATTTCAATCGTTTGATGGGATAATCAAACGACAAGCAGAAAAAGTTCTACAATTATTTTTTGACGATAAAACCAATTTTGTTTGTACACCAGATCACATTTTCGTTGAAGACAATGATATTGTTGCGTGGACGTTAAAAATTGGGGATTATATTTTTAACAAATCCATTATAGATATTATTGAACATCCTAATTATACTGTTTATGATCCCATTAATGTTAATAATGGCAATGTGTACTACAATGACGGTCTGTTTTTGTCGCATAACTGCGCTTTCACTGGAAGTACCGCATCGCTGATCCGCCCCGATGTAATGGGTAAAATGTCCTTCATTCATCCGGTATATACTAAAGATGGATTAGATGTATATGAGATGACTGAAAAAGATCATATTTACATTATGACAGTAGATACATCTAAAGGTGTTGGTGGTGATTATTCAGCATTATCTATTATAGATGTTACCACGACACCATATCGATTAGTCGCAAAATATCGTGATAATCAAATTGCCCCAATGTTATTTCCGTCTGTTATATTCAGATTAGCTAAAGAATATAATGATGCTTATGTATTAATTGAAATTAATTCCACAGAACAAGTGCCACATATTTTATATACCGAATATGAATATGAAAATTTATTATTTGTTCTCAGAGATTCAAAAGGACAACGAGTAACATCTGGATTTGGTGCTGTTGGTAGAACACAATTAGGTGTTAATATCGACAGAAAAACTAAGAGACTTGGTTGTTTTTCATTAAAATCATTAATAGAAGAACAGAAATTATTGGTATTTGATGCTGATACCATATCAGAATTTTCTACATTTATAGAATCGAAAGGTTCTTATGAAGCAGATGAAGGATATCATGATGATTTAGTTTCTACATTAGTTTTATTTGGATGGTTAACAACTAATTATTATTTCCGAGAATTAACTGATGTTAATTTAAGGAAAATTATGTATGAGAAAAAGATTCAAGAGATTGAGGAAGATATGTTACCTGTTGGACATATGGATAATGGATCTGTAGTAGATATAGATGATATGGTTAATTCTGGAGATGTTTGGGCACCATGGAATCATGATGAATCTCCCTATAAAGTTCCTGATACTTATTTAAATAATCGGTTGTAAATTAACAAAATACTAAATAGAGATTAATAAAGAAAACTCTATTTTATAAAATTGGGAGAATAAAATGGCAAATTTGCTTTCACCTGGAATTCTTGTTCAGGAAATTGATCTTACCACAATTGTACCATCAGTTGCAACATCTATCGGCGCATTCGCAGGAAAATTTTCTTGGGGACCAATTAATGAAGTTCGAACCATTACTAATGAAGTTGAATTAGTATCAACTTTTGGTAAACCATCCTCAACTAATTATGAGTATTGGTTTTCAGCAGCTAACTTTCTAGCTTATTCTAATAACCTGAAAACTATTCGAACCGCTAATACTGATTCTAAAAATGCTACTTCATCCGGTGGTGGTGTTCTAATTGAAAATTCATTCGTCTATGAAACACAATATAATGCTGGTGCCAATACCTATGGAATGTTTGCAGCTAAATATGCTGGTGATCTAGGTAATACACTAAAAGTTTCTATTGCAGATGCAAATACTTATAATAATACTTGGACCTATTTTGGTCAATTTACTGATGCACCATCCACTTCTGAATATGTAACAGGACAAGGTGGTGCTAATGATGAAATTCATATCGTAGTTGTAGATACCCTTGGTAAATTCTCTAATGGTACTGCTAATACTATCCTAGAAAAATTTGCGTTCGTATCTAAAGCTTCTGATGCTACTACTGTTGGTGGTGCAACTAATTATTATAAGAATGTTCTTAACCAACGCTCACAATATATCTGGTCACTTGCTCAACCAAATTCTACCAATTGGGGTTCGGTTGCTGCTAATACTAGTTTCACTCGTTTAGCTAGTACCATTACTAATCGATTAACTTCTGGTGCTGATGGTTCACCCACTAATTCAGACATCGTTCAATCTTATGATCTATTAGTTAATCCTGATACCATTGACATTTCACTAATTATTTCTGGTCCTGCTGATACTACAGTTGCAGGTCATCTAATTGGTAATATTGCAGAAATTCGTAAAGATTGTATCGTACTATTATCACCAGAAAAAACTGATGTAGTCGATAATGTTGGTAGTGAAGAAGCTGATGTTATTGCTTATCGTAATAGCTTAACTTCATCTTCTTATGCTATTCTAGATTCTGGTTGGAAATATCAATACGATAAGTATAATGATGTTTATCGTTGGCTACCATTGAATGCTGATATTGCTGGTCTTTGTGCTCGTACTGATAATGAACGTGATCCTTGGTTCTCACCAGCCGGATTAAATCGTGGTATCATCAAGAATTGTGTGAAACTCGCTTGGAATCCTAGTAAAGCTAATCGTGATTCACTTTACATGAAGGGTATTAATCCAGTAGTTACTTTCCAAGGAGAAGGTACACTTCTTTATGGTGATAAAACACTATTAACTAGACCTTCAGCTTTTGATCGAATTAATGTTCGTAGACTCTTTATTGTTCTTGAAAAAGCTATCTCTAAAGCTTCTCGATATTCTCTATTCGAATTTAATGATCAATTTACCCGTGCCCAATTCGTTAATCTAGTAGAACCCTATCTTCGTGATGTACAAGGTCGTCGTGGTATTACTGATTTCCGTGTTGTCTGTGATGAAACTAATAATACTCCAGAAGTTATTGATCGTAACGAATTTGTTGGTTCCATCTATCTGAAACCTTCCCGTGTTATCAATGGTATTATTCTACAATTTGTTGCTACAAGAACTGGTGTAGAATTCTCCGAAATTGTTGGCAAAGCCTAATTTATTGTGATGTAATAGCTGGGAGTAGTTGAAAATATATTACTCCCAGCTACTAAGGTTTAACTACTAAATAATACAAATATTCGAATTTAGAGGAACAAAAAATGTCTTTTTCAGTCAACGAATTTAGATCTCAATTAATTGGTGATGGTGCTCGTCCCAATTTATTTGAAGTTTCTATGCCTTTCCCTGGGTTTTCTTCACCAGAAAATGCCCAAGAAAAATTAACTTTTATGTGCAAAACCGCACAACTTCCGGGTTCAACTATCGGTGTCGTTCCACTGCAATATTTCGGTCGTGAACTGAAATTTGCTGGCAATCGTACCTTTACCGATTGGACTGTTACAATTATTAATGATGAGGATTTTGTCGTTCGTAATGCTTTCGAACGCTGGATGCAAGCAATTAATAGTCATACCCTAAATCTCCGTAATCCAGGTGCCCTACCATCTATTAATTATACGGTAGATGCTAATGTTACCCAATTCGGCAAAGTCGGTAATATTATTAAGAAGTATAAATTTATCGGTCTATTCCCTTCTGATATTACTCCTATCGATGTAGATTGGGGTGCTAATGATACTATTGAGGAATTCTCAGTTAATCTTAGCTATCAATGGTGGACCGCAATCGAAGATGGTATCGTATAAAATCCTTGAATTTTTCATCATGCTCGGAGATTCTTAATGATTAAACTGTTTGGTTTCAAAATTGGTAAAGATGATGTTATGGAAGTGGAAGATCCTAACCAAAGATCTTTCACTCTCCCTAATGAAGCTCTAGATGATGGCGCAGTTACCGTTACCCAAAATGCCTACTTCGGAACCTATGTAGATCTAGAAGGCTCTGTCCGTAATGAATTAGAACTTATTACCAGATACCGCGAAATGGCTAATCATCCAGAACTGGAAGCAGCTATCGATGATATCGTTAATGAAGCTATTACCCATGAAGATGATGGTACAGTTGTCGATATCAATCTAGATAAATTGAAATTACCAGATAATATCAAAAAGAAAATCCATGAGGAATTCTATACTATCCTCAAATTACTCAATTTCTCTAATCTAGCTGATGATCTGTTTAAAAGATGGTATATAGATGGCCGAATCTATTTCCATATCCTAGTCAATGATAAAAATCCAAAAGAAGGTATCCAAGAACTTCGCTATATAGACCCCAGAAAAATTAGAAAAATTAGAGAAATTAATAAAGATCGTGACCCAATTACCGGCGCTAATGTTATTAAATCAATGGCAGAATACTATATCTATAATGATAAAGGTACTTCTACCCAAACATATACCGCAGGTACTACTCAGGGCGTAAAAATAGCTCCAGATTCTATTATTAATGTTAATTCTGGCCTAATGGATGCTAAAAATACTTTTGTTATTAGTTATTTACATAAATGTATTCGCACTTTAAATATGCTGCGAATGATTGAAGATGCTATTGTTGTTTATCGTGTTTGTTTAGTTGGGGAAACTAGAGTAAAAACAAATAACGGATACAAATACATTAAAGATATTTCTCCCGGAGATATTGTTTATTCATTTAATGCTAATGGAATTTTTGAAGCTCCAGTGAAATCTGTTTGGTCAAATGGAGTTAAAGATGTATTCACAGTAAAATCAAAACATCATTCCATCACTGGAACAGCAAATCATCCGATATTGGTATTTGATAAAAATACCAATATTGTTGAATATGTGGACATCGATAAATTAGATATTAGAAAACATCAATTTGTCTGGGAAACCACTTCAAGCAATGAAAAAATTCCTATTCCAAAAATTCATAATGATGCGATAAAATTATTAAATCATAATATTTGGGCTGATTATGTTATTGATAACAAAGATGATATTCTTAGAAATTTAGCTACCAAATTGAATATTAAATTTTCTTCTGTTAGGAATTTCTTATATGGTCAACAATACTTAAATAAATCTGATGCAGAAAAAATAATTAATGAATTTAATTTCTCAGAAGAACCAAAATTTGATCAAAAAATCGAAGGGTTTTGTACAAATTTAACAAATCTACCAAAATTTGTTGACACCACTTTTGCTAGATTATTTGGATTTTTGATTGGCGATGGTACTGTTCGCAAAAATGGTATTACTTTTGCTGAAGGAACCCATGAAGATGTTAATAAATTTTATAGTGAAGTATTAAAGGAATATTTTGGCAATTGCAAAAAACATCCCACCAAAAGAAAATTTGGTAATTATACTACAAATTCCACATTAGGTGCTGATATCCTTAGAGAAATGGGTTGGATTACTGGCGCTAAAAATAAAAGAATTCCAGATTGGGTCTTCAAAGCATCTGATGATATCAAAAAGGAATTCATTTTGGGTCTTTCTGATGCTGACGGTGCAGAAAAATATAACCCAATTACTGATTTGTGGTCTTCTGAAATTGTATTATGTAACAAAAAATTAGTTGAAGATATTAAAGAAATTTGGACTTCTTTGGGATATGCTTCTGGTCACATCAGATATTCAAAAAGATTGTCTGAGATTAGAATTGTTGGTGATGAAACTGAACCAAGAGTTATGCCCGAAACAGAATCTTGGGCAGTATATATTTCTAATAGACCCATACAAAGATTTGAAAAAATTATTTCTATTGAGAGTGCTGGTCAAGAAGAAGTATTTGATATGGAGGTTGATTCTGAAAAGCACAATTTTGTTGCTAATGGAATTGTGGTACATAACTCTAGGGCACCGGAACGAAGGGTATTCTATATTGATGTTGGTAATCTACCAAAAGGAAAAGCTGAACAATATCTCCGTGATGTTATGGTCAAATATCGTAATAAAATGGTCTATGATCCACAATCAGGATCAATGAGAAATGATATAAAACATATTTCCATGCTAGAAGACTATTTTTTGCCCAGGCGCGAAGGTTCGCGTGGGACAGAGATAACTACTCTTCCCGCCGGTTGTCTATCTATGGATACAAAAATTCCATTATTGGACGGTAGAGAATTAACAATTACTGAAATTTCAAATGAATTAGAAACAAATAAAGATTTGTGGTCGTATTCGTGTGATCCCATAACGGGCGAATTTGCTCCAGGTTTAATTTCTTGGGCTGGTGTTACACAAGAATCAGCTAAAGTAATGAAAATAACCTTTGATAATGATGAATCTGTTGTTTGTACATTAGATCACAAGTTCCCAGTTTGGAATAAAGGTTTTGTTGAAGCAAAAGATTTGGTAATTTCAGAATCTATGATTCCGTTTTATACAAAAAAACAAAACATTAATAGAACTTCTCCATACAAATACCAACAAATTTTTGAAAACAAAACTAAAGAATGGAAATTTACACATAGATTAGTTTCTACGTGGAAAGATTCTGTTGGTTTAGAAAATGAATATTTTTTTGATGAATCTTTTAGATCTGCAAAAAAAGCTACTGTTCACCACAAAAATGGAAAATTAAACAATAATCCAAATTGTTTGGTTAGAATGCACTTTAAAGATCATATTATGTATCATGGGAGTTTAACGAAAAATTTTGAAGATGACCACTTCATTAAAATGAATAAACTTGCTAATGAATCTAGGTGGAATTCTGAAGAATCAAAACATAATAGAAAAAAACTTTCAGAAAGTCAGACTATTATATATCCACAAGAAACACAAGAACTGATTGAATTTTGTGCAAAAAATAATTTATCTAAAGCGAATTCTGTAGAGTTTTTGAACAAAAATATAGATGTTTTGGCTTGGCAAAATATTAATGAAGATAAGAGGATTAAAAATAGAGAAATCATTAATGGTTTTATTTTTAAAGATCTAACTAGATTTTCTAATAGAAATGGATTTGTTGGTTGGACTGAATATAGGGAATTTTATAATCCAAAACCAAAACTAGAAGAAAAGGTTCCATATAATCCTGGAGAAATGAACAAAATAAAATATCCAGATTATTTTCAGGATCTTATTAAAGAATGTGCTACCTTAAACTTAAACACAAAAAAATCAATTGATTATATCAGCAATAAAATCAACTATGATGAATGGGAATCGATAAATTCTGATTTACGGTTAGTTAAAAGACCCAGCTTAGATAAATTTTCTGAAAAGGATTTCTATAGATTTTTACATAATGCTGGATTTAATAATTGGAAAGTATATAAAGATACATTATCACACACAAATCATAAAATTGTTAAAATTGAATATCTTGATGAACCAATTAGCGTTGGAACATTAACAATTGATGTTGATGAAATTTATCATAATTACCATACTTTTGCATTATCTTGTGGAGTTTACACAAAAAACAGTAATCTTGGTGAAACTGCTGATGTAGATTACTTCAAGAAGAAGTTATTACAGGCATTAAATGTCCCTTATTCTCGAATGGAACCTGACGGTGGTGGATTCGCATCTATGGGTAAATCTGCTGAGATTACTCGGGATGAATTAAAGTTTGCCAAATTCATCACTCGATTAC